TGCAAAACAAGTAGCAGAAGATACTGCTGCAAAGATTGCTATGAAGCAAGCCGAGCAAAAAGCAGCTGAAGAAGCACAAGCTAAAGCAGCTCAGGAAGCTGAAGAAGCGAAAGCTTTAGAAGCTCAATCAATTAAAACTGTTGTAAACAGTGGTGTAGCGGAAGGCGTTGAGAAACTTATGGGCGACGTTGATGCTAAGCTGTCTGAAAAAGACGCAAACCTTCAAGAAGTTATGGAAACTTTCCGTAGCGAACTTGAAGAGAAGAAAGCAGAGATCGAAGCTCTTAATAACAGCAAGAAGTCATTCTCTGATCGTTCAGAGAAAGGCGATCTAACTGCATTTGGTAAAGAATTCTTACAAGCTAAGGTTCTTGGTGCTGTAACTGGTAAAGGTTATGACACTGCATATGCTCAAGGCATTATGGAAAAAGCTGGTGCAGCAGCAGTTTCTGGCAGTACTACTGGTGTTTTGGATCAAATCGTTTCAACTACTTTCGTAGATGAAGTTTCTTTCAAAACTCAAATCGCAGGTCTGTTTGATGAGATTGCAGTTAGCTCTGGTCAAACTATTCTTCCTGTAACTCGTGAGCCAGCAGGCGCAGAGTGGAACCCAGGTGCTACTGACTTTACTGAGCTTCAAGTAGGTGCTACTGGTAGCTATAACGTAGAGCATACTACTCTTATTGCTGAGCGTTTGCTTGCAGGTACTTATGTACTGAACAATACTGATGAGCAACTTGTTGTTTCATTGCTTCCACAGCTTACTAAGCAGCTTGCAAAAGCTCACGCTATCGCTGTAGATAAAGCAATCCTATACGGTTCTAGCACTGCAGATAACAAAGGTCTGTTGAATCACAGCGGTACTGCTACTGGACAGGCTGATGGTGTTAACGCAGGTTATGGTGCAATTTCTGCAACTCCAGTCGATATTGCTACTGATGACTATGCAGATCCTGCAGATCTTGCTAAGTTGCGCTCTAACATGGGTCGTTATGGTCAAGATACTAGCGAACTAGCTATTATCGTTAACCCTGATACCTATTACAGCATGATTCATACAACTGGATTTACCGACATTTCAGAAATTGGTAGCGATCTAGCTACTAAACTAACTGGTGAAGTTGGTAGCATCTTTGGCGTTAAAGTTATCGTTTCAGATCAATTGCCTGCTCGTGCAGCTAATGGTGTTGCTGGTATTATGGTTAATACTGGTAACTTCGTACGCGCTCGTTTGGGCGGTGTTAACTTTGAAACTGAGTACTCAGTTGTTAATCAGCGCACTAACTTGGTTGCTACTCAGTCAGTTGGCTTCGACCAGTTGATTGGTGATGCGCAATCTTGTTCTGTATTGCAGTACGCAGCATCTTAATAGTAATACTTTTACTTTTAAACTTCGGGGAGGTTCGCCTCCCCCAAGTTTTTACTAATGGACTTATAGAATTATGGCAGATTTAATAACTCTTGATGATTATAAACAATCAGAGAACATACAAAGTGTAAAAGATGATATTCGTATTGAATCTTTAATTGCTTCTGTGAGTCAATTAGTAAGAACTTACTGTGGAAATGGTATTACAACTTTTTATAGCACAGCAACAGGAGGAGATCCTGCCAACAATAAAAAGACAGAAACTCTTAGCATTAACTGGGCTTCGAATATTGTACAACTTACAGAAAGTCCTGTTGTGGAAGTGCATTCCGTAAAGGAAAGAGATAGCTTGTCTAAAGCATATACTACTCTTACGGCAAATCAAGACTACTATGTGGATATATCTACAGATAGTATTTATAGAGTAAACTCTACAGGTACAGCAAGAAACTGGCCCAACGGCCCTGGAGCTGTAGAAGTAGAGTATAATGCAGGATACGAAAGTACACCTGCCGATTTAAAATTAGCGGTTATTGATTTGGTTACATACTACTTGAAAGACGAGCACAAAGCTCGTCAAACTTTAGCAGGTGCAAGTATTCAAAACCAGGGATCTACAAGTCAACGAAATAATGTGGCATTCCCAGATCACATTAAACGAGTACTAGATCTATATAAAACATTCTAATGGCTAGAAGAGACGCTCAGAAGTTTCTAAAAGAACTTTATAAGTATGTAGGGCAACAAGTACGAAAAGATGTTGCAAAAGCATACAGTGAAACAACTTTTGATGTCCAGGGTGTTTTAAACGGTATCAAGCAAGGTTATGAAAGTATAGCAGATAGACTTCAGAAAGATAATGCTTATATAGAAATAACCGATGAAGAGTATATACAAATAGGTCAAGCAGGTGTCGATGCTGTACGAGAATATGCCGCCAGAGAAAGAACAGCCCCTATTGAGATAACACAAGGGGAGTTAGGCGGGCCTATAGTAAGTTATATATCTAGACGAGATGTTATAAAACCACATACTATTTGTAAAAATGCGTGTATTAAAGAGTTAAATGCAATTCGTAAAAATAAAGGCGGAAGAGCTCTAAAGAAGAAACAGAAAGATGAGCATGCAAGCCAATCCGAAATAGGGATGGTAAAAGCCAAGCAGCACAAACTGCATAAAGATAAAACTACTGTAGGATCAGCACGATTAGCAGCAGCAATGGAGTTTCTAACCCGTACTAAAGATTTTGCAGGATTTGCCTCTTCTCAATCTGCTACTGATATAATGGCACTATACGCTCAAATAGAATTTATCTGGGAAGTAGAAGGCACAAAAAAGAAGGGCGGTAAGGTTTCTCTAAAAGAGGGGCAAACAGTAAAAATGAAAGCAGGCTCAATGGCAGATAACCCTGCAGGCGGAGAGCCTTTTGACTGGAAAGTACTTGGACCTCTTTTTGAAGATTCTGTAGAAAGTTATATGTTAGAGGCGGGCTTAACAGACTTAGAAAATTCGCCCTCTGTAAGACAAAATGCAAGAGATCTAACAAGACACGTTGTTATATCTAATCTCTCAAAAGGTGAGAAAGTAACTACAAAAAGTAAGACAAAAGCAACTTATAGAAAAAAGCAAAAAACTTCTTTAGTGGCGGCGGGGAAATCAAACAGAACTCCAAAATCTACTAAAAAAGCAAAAGCCAGAAAAAGAAAAACAATGGCTAATAAAGGGGCAGCACAACAACCTTTGATGCTTTTAGGGATGATAAATAGAGAGCTGCCTTCAGTAGTACGAAAAAATATGGTTTACCCCGCGCTAGAGAATAGAACAGGAAGATTTGCTCAAAGTGTAAAGGTAACAGATATAAATACAACTCCTCAAGGATATCCCAGTATTGGATATACTTACGAGAAAAACCCTTATGAGGTGTTTGAGGATGGAAGCGGTTCGCCGCCTTGGTCCAACGGGAACAGAGACCCTCGAGAATTAATTGACAGGTCTATTCGAGAAATCGCAATTAAGTTTGCACTCGGTAGATTCTATACTAGGAGACAGTAATGGCAGCAAGAGACTATACTACACGACGTTTGGGTATTGTAAATGCTCTTGTTGATAAATTAAAAAATATAAATGGGGTTGGAGCTTATCTAACCAATTTAAATGAGAATGTTTCTCCTAGATTAAAGTTCTGGGATGAGGTAGAAGAATTTCCCGCAGTGCATCTAAATGCAGGTTCAGAAACTAGAGAATATCAGACCGGGGGATATAAAGATAGGTTCTTAACTATCACCGTACGTTGTTACGTACAAGATGAAGATTCTGTAGAAGCATTAGATGGACTACTTGAAGATGTCGAAACAGTTATTGAAAACAATTCAAGGATGGCGTACCAAGATCGCTCTGGAGCGACACAGTACACTCAACAAATCACAGTCATTAGTATAGATACTGATGAAGGTGTATTAGAGCCTTTAGGTGTAGGAGAAATGCTCATCGAGGTTCGATACTAGAAAATACTGGCACGAACAAATGTTCAAGTCCAAGTCTTTTCAAGAAACATAGGAGAAAACTATGGCAGATTCATTAATTTTTAATAGAGATACCAGAGTCTTCATTAAGCTATCGTCCCAAGACGCAATTTGGGAAATTCCGGTACTTGATGGTTTCTCTTTTTCTCAAGCTAATAATACGACAGAAGTAACACTTTCAGAGATGGATAGTTCTTCTGGCACTCGTAGAGGTAGACAAATGTTTGCCGATTCTTTTGCACCTGCTGAATGGAGCTTCTCTACTTATGTGAGACCTTACAATTCCGGCTCTGCAGATAGATCGGTAGAAGAAGTTCTGTGGGCTTTATTAGCGGGCCCAGCACACTACCAAAGCAACCAGTGGAGAACTGCAGCAGACGGCGACATTTATATCCAACAGTCAGGCGACGCACAAGAAATCAGCTTTGCTGAATCTAACAAGAGTGTATTAGGAACCGCAGATATTTATTTCATTATGGGTACTAATAATACTTCTGCAGCTGCTGATACTGATGTAGTTGCTTATAAAATTGAAGGCTGTTGTGTAAACGAAGCAACCTTTGAATATGATATTGAAGGTCTAGCAACCGTTAACTGGTCAGGTTTTGGTAGTGTTGTAAAAGATACTACTGCTACTGTTATTGCAAACGGTGGCTCAGCACCAGGAACAGGCAGTATAGGTGATGTACTTATAGAAGCCTCTGCAGCTGGTGGCAACGCCGCGCTTCCTGTAATTACTTTTGCAGCAGCGGCAGACTGGGGAAGTTCAACAACCCCAGTATCTACAGGCATTTCTAACGCTGGATTTATTCGTAACAGAATTTCATCTTTGAGAGTTAGAGATACAAATCAAACTAACAAATTATATCCAGTAATTATTACAGGCGGCTCAGTAAGTATCAGTAATAATATGACATTTATTACCCCCGAGACTTTAGGTGTAATTAATACTCCTATGGGACACGTTACAGGTACTCGTACCGTTACTGGTAGCTTTAGCTGCTACCTAAATGGGGAGGCTGACGGAAGTGCAGATCTTTATGAAAGATTGGTAGAAAATACCTCAAGGATTACAGAAAAATTTGCGCTTGAATTCAATATTGGCGGTATCGCAGGAACTGATGACAATACTGTCCAGTTCAATATGCCAACTTGCCACTTAGAAATCCCTGCACATTCGATTGAAGATCTTGTTTCAATCGAGACAACTTTCCACGCTCTACCTTCGGGAGTAGACGAAGCTGATGAGATCAAAGTTAATTACTCT